TTTACCAGCACGGTGGGATCTGTTTCCGCTGCTGCCGCAACCGTGTAACCCACTTGAGTAAGCGCTGGAGTCCCTTCGGTCGTGGTAACGACCTCTGCGGTATCATCCCAATAAACCAGAGCACCTGCCTCAATTGCGCCCGTAATTGCTTTAGGGAGCTCAAAAACGCCCTCAACGTTTACCTCTCCGAGGGTGTCTGCCGCAATATCTGAGCTTGCGACTGCAATCAACGAACCGATTACAACCACGTCCCCGGCTGTAACATCTGCGCTGGGAGTGTAGTTAATCGTAACGCCCTTTGGAATAAGTTTCGTCATAATATGTTCGAGCTTTACCAGCACGGTGGGATCTGTTTCCGCTGCTGCCGCAACCGTGTAACCCACTTGAGTAAGCGCTGGAGTCCCTTCGGTCGTGGTAACGACCTCTGCGTCATCATCCCAATAAACCCGAACACCTGCCTCAATTGCGCCCGTAATTGCTTTAGGGAACTCAAAAACGCCCTCAGTGTTTACCGCTCCGAGGGTGTTTGCCGCAATATCTGAGCTTGCGACTGCAATCAACGAACCGATTACAACCACGTCCCCGGCTGCAACATCTGCGCTGGGAGTGTAGTTAATCGTATCGCCCTTCGAATTAAATTTCGTCATAATATTTTACCTCTTTGATTTTCAGAAATTAGGCGGCCATATTTCAAGCCGCCGTTTTGTTAAGCTGCGCCTGTTGAATAAACCGCAGATTTTGCCTCGGCAAATGCCACGCCGTAATCGTAAACGCAACGGGTCTGAATTCCGAGCGTATTGAAATCAGCATCAGCAGTTTCAATTACCGGCATTTCCTGCCCGTTTAAGAAAGCAACCTCCATCATCGGGATTCCGAGTGGGTTGCCAGTCAGATACCAAGGCTTTGAAGCCAGGTAAGCGCTGAAAACAGGCTTAAACATATTTGCGTAAATGTTGCTTGCTGTTGCGACGCTTTCACCGCCAATCAATCCGGTCGAAATAAACAGCTCGCGAGCCGCTTTGAAAGAGGCACCGCCAGCAAGTAGCTTAGTAGCCTGTACCCCGATAGGATTCCCGTCAGCATCTTTAAGCGCCAAAAACAAAGCCTCAGCCGTTGCAAGCGAAGTAGCACTCAGCGCACCGGTGGTTGTGTTTTTGTTGACAGATTTGAAGTTTGCCGCTACCGCCGCTTCGAGTGCCGCCCAAAAATCAACGTTAAATGTACGCCCAGCAGCAAAGCCAAGTTTGCGCGGCACATTTGCCAAAACTCCAAGGTCATCATTAATGATATCCTCGCGAGTAATTGCAAGCATTAACGCCTTTGTTCCGGCCTTAATTGTGCGAGTATCATCGCTCAGAGAGCCGTGCTGAATCTCGCTATCTTTTGAGAGCGATTTAAGCAGGTTTGACATAATCAAACGCACCCCGGTATTTGCTTTGAAGTCATTCACTGAACGGATGCTTGCGATTTCGCGCCACGCTTGTTCTGTCGTGCCGTAACCCTCATTCACAAACTTTCCCTGGACATTGCTGATCACATTAGCAATTGCGGCCGTGCTGAAAGCTGCCTTCAAGAAATCGCGTGTATCATGCCGCGAAAAACTCAGACTTTTTCCGTCTGATCTCATGCATGCCTCGACCAGCTCAGTGAAGGTGCGAGCCTTCACATCTTCCGACTTATTCAGGTCGACATCGCTGAACTTTGCCTTAAGATTTGAAATTCCAAGACTTGAACAGGCAGCGGCTGAAATAGCATCAACCGTCATGGCCTTTGCAATAACATCGTTGTTCTTAATATGAACGGCCTCGGGTCGCTCATCCTTAACCTTGCCGGCTTCAAACTTTGCTTTCAGGTCTGCTTTTTCTGCCTTAAGAACCTCGATCGTGACCTGCGTTAGATCGCTCCCGTTCTCGATGGCCTTAGCCATGATATCAGGATAATCTTTAGCGGCTTCACGCACTGCCTTGATTCTTTTTTCTTCGGCCACCGCTTGCGCTCTAATCTGATCGGCGGTGGGAGTATTTTTGTCTTCCATTTTTATTCCCTCATTTGTTTGTTGCGCGGCGATTTCCGCGATTGTTGTATCATCCGCACCAAGCGGTAAAATTGAGATTTCTTTCAGCTTGCTTTTCGTGACAAGCATGAAAGGGCCTTCTATGGTTTGTCCGTTTGCCTCGACCGATTCACTTTTGAGAACTTCCCTCGTCTTTAACGGAGAAACTCCCATGCTTACCTGGAATTTATAGCCATTTTTGGCAAGCGCAATAACCTTTTCGGTCGTATCAGAACCGCTCATAATCACTCCTTCCGCAGTGATTGTCTTGCCAAGTTTTACGCTCTCGGTCTGGCCTAAAATTGCATCAATGTCGTAAGTGTTATGCCCGTAAACAATCGGAGTTGCGTTGTTGGCGGTCATGCCTTTCAGGTCAACCACCACCGGGCCCCAATATCCGACTTCAATCATTCCACCGTTGTAAACGTTCATTTTAACGCTTGGCAGTTTGGCCGGCTCTCCATCTTTGGCAACTGCGGCAATAATCGCGCATTCGCCGGTCATGTTGATTGTTTTATCATCTTTTTTGCTCATTTTGATTCCTCGTTTGATTCGATTGAAATCGTATTCGATTTGTTACCGGCATAGGGATAGGGTGCCGGGTCAAGCCCAGCCGCCTTCCGTGCATCGTTCCACATTACTTCGCATCCAACCATTTCGTTAATTCTCTGGAGTTCTTTTCGCTTTGCATCTTTGCCCTGGCTGGCCCAATAATCGGATTTTGTCAATGTGCCATTTTGCAATCTTACATTGTCCGCGTCTGCTTCTTTTTTGGGGTCAACATGTCCGCGTGAAGAATAAAACCACTTTGCTGTCTTGATTGCCTTTTCGTTTTCGCGGCTGAAATTATGAAGCGCGTTATATTCTTCTTTCCACGACCGATAAATCCGGCTAAGAATCTGGTCTTCCAATTCTTCGCGGTCCACATCTATGCTGCGGTCGTAGGTCTGGAAATCAAGCCGTCCAGAAGCGTAGTTATAACCGCTGCTGTTGCCCATTGCTACGTTTGCCGGCATATTCAAACAGCGCGCCGCTTCGTTTATGATTTCGCCTTTAAATTCCTTATACGTATTTGTCGGCTGCTCGGCCTTGACCTGATTAAACGCCCATCCTTCCGGCATGCTCATTACTTCGTTGCGGGCAATATCCATCCTGACAATCGGCTCATCAAATTGAACAGCCGCCTCGCCTTCCGGCAATAGGCTTGTGGTGATTACTCCGCTGATTTCGGCAGCCCTGCGAGCTGTCTCAATCACTGCCGCTGTATAGGCTCTCATCTGACCAAACAGGCTGAGAGGTGCCACAAGCTCCGAAACTCCGCGCACTTGCCCAGCTCTCTCTGCCGTAAAATAGTGCAAAATGAACTTACGATTTATCCAGTCTCCAGCCGTTTTATACGATGTAATATTGCGATAGTCGCCGGGGTGACTTTTTAAGATCCTGTAGGCAATCGGATTATGATATGAGTCAAATTTTATGCCGTCAATCTCGTCGTCTTTTGATACATAAAACCCCTCAACCATGTCGCACTCGATTGGGATTAGGTCCAGCTTAACATCATTCTCAAGTTTTGGATTTGTGATTAGTTGCGCAAATGATTCACCGTCAACCGCCTTGGCTTTGCGCATTGTCCGCAGTTTTGCGAACAGGCTTATTTCTTTTGCCCACTCCAGAAAATCGCTTTCAACGCGCTGTTGAAGATCGCTGTCGCCTATCTGAATTTGGATTCGCGGCCCGACAACGTCATTCGCAAGCGTCTTTACAATCCCCGCCGCGTAGCTGTTGTTGCCCACCTCATAGCGCGCTCGTTCCCTGATTACCTTCCGAACACGCGGGGAATTTGCCGCCGCTGCGCTCATGGCATCGGCATTGCTCCAGAGATTGGCGTTTTCGTTTGTCGTGCTTGCCGCGTCATAGCGAGCATTCACCCGACGCCCGTAAAGGTCGCTTGCATTCACCGTTTTACGCTGGACTGTTTTGATTTCAGGTTCCATAATGCCGTGGCCCTGTTAAAGTTGCGCGTTTGATTGCTGCAAAGGGAGATCCACTAAAACGCTTTTTTGATAAGTGCTCATCGGCTGCGATTGCTTCACTGATTCGGATATTCGTGACGCTGCCGGAAGGTGAACTTACGGAAGCCGGAGCATCCAGAAGATTCTCGATTGCCTGATCAACTTTGCTTTTATCTGCCATAATCTCCCTTTTGGCTCTATTTATAGCAAGTTACGGGAGGTTGTCAAATAAAATGTTAGTTTTGCCTAACTTTGTTACACATATGTAACTTTT